TCTAGTAAAGTTGTAATTGCTGCAGCAACTTCACGTTCATCCCAATAGGGACCAGAATAAAAAATCTGATCCCCACGTTTCCAATTCTTATTCGCAAGATATGGAAACAGGGTTTCACCTTCACGCTGAAGTTGTGAAATAAAATTTGTTACTTTGTCGTTTACAGACATAAATCTTTGACAATAAATTCTAAAGAAAGTTTTGGTTCAAATCCAAGTGATTGAAGTTTTTTTGTGTCCATCCAGAAGTTTTCTGTCTGAACATTCTTATGGAACACGGGGGGTTCCATATTCGTAATCTTACCTTTTGACTTTATATAGTGGTTGGCAAGATGAATGATTTCACCAACGGATGTTGGTTTTCCAGATCCAATATTATAAATTTCGTTCAAGTTACCTTTGTCAATAACTAGTTTAATAGCACGACAAACATCTTGAACATGCATTATATCACGGCAATGTGATCCATGATTATAAAGTTTAATGTCATGATGAAGTTTTAGTTCATCAATCAACCAAGTAATAGCATTCTTTTTTCTAGATGCTTTTTGATCTCCCGCTCCAAGAACATTACACAGACGAAGAATACGATACTTCATTCCATAAGTTTCTGCGAACGACATAATAAGTTGTTCGGCACAACGTTTAGTAATGGAATAAAACCCAGTTGGTTCACAACGAGCATCTTCTGTTGCTGGCATGTATGGAGTTTTACCATACACAAACCAAGAACTAATAAAGTTAAATGTAATGTCTTCAGATCTACAGTGATCTAACACTTCACATAGGACTTTTAGATTAGTCTCTACATCAAGTGTAATTCTATCATGAACGTTATAATTGTCAACTGTAGAGATAAAATATAGAATATCTTTTGTCTTGGGTTTGCGTTCATCACGTTGCATTTCTATGCAACCATCATACATCTTTCTAAAGTTTCCACCTACAAACCCAGTACCACCATATAAAGAAATCATTTTTTTAGATACCAATCAACAGTCATTTTAAGTGCTTGATCAAAATCAAAGTGTGGGATCCAACCAGTTCGTTGTGTAAGTTTTTCAAAACTCATCCCATATCTTTTATCTTGTCCAGGACGATCTTGAGATACTCCAATCAAACTATGTGGTTTACCAAGAATATCTAAAATCTTTTTGGTGACATCAATATTTCTCAACTCACATTCACCACCAATATTAAACCGATCATTCATTACACGTTGCTCTTCAAGCATCCAAATAGCACGGCAATGATCATACACATATAACCAGTCTCTAATTTGATTTCCACCACCATACATATAAGTCACTTCATCCTTAAGTGCATTGAAGATTACCTTTGGAATGAGTTTCTCAATGTGTTGATGAGGACCATAATTATTACTACAGTTAGTAATGAGATAAGGTAATCCGTAAGTGTTGTGCCAGGTTCTGACATAGTGATCGGAAGCTGCTTTACTGGCACTGTATGGATTCCTGGGATCATAAGGTGTTTCTTCAGTGAATAATTCAGTATCTTCGTATTCTAATGATCCATAGACTTCATCTGTAGAAATGTGATGAAACTTTTGAATATCAATTGCTAGACTAGCATTTAGAAGATTGATAGTTCCTACAACATTAGATTCTAAAAATGGTCGATAGTTCTTAATAGAATTATCAACATGACTTTCTGCAGCAAAGTGAAAGACTTTGCGTGGTTTATATTTCTTGAAAATATAATCTACATGATTTTCATTTGTAATATCGCACCAAACAAACTCAAACTGCGGATCATCAGGAATAAACCCAAGATCCGCAGCATAAGTTAGATTGTCCAGAACGATGACTTTCTCGTTAGTAACCTTCCTCATATAATGAAGAAAGTTACTGCCGATAAAACCTGCACCGCCAGTAACTAAAAACATCAGTCCGTGTAATACTCACTACCTATTCTACCATAATCATCTTCCAATCGCACAATGTCATCTTCATGACATTTATCTCCATATTGAACTTCTATAAAAAGAACTCCATCATCACCAGCAGTCATGCGGTGACGGGAGTTGATTGGAATTTGAAAATGTTTGCCAGCATACACCCATTCAGTATACTCGTTTAGTTGAACTAAACCAGATCCTTCTACAATAACCCAATGTTCCATTCGATCATTGTGGTACTGAAGGGAAAAGCGTGCGTTTGGATTTACATAAATCCGCTTCACCTTATGGTGAGGACCATCATCGATATTTTCATACCAACCCCATGGTCGCTCCCTTCGTACACATGTACAATTCATTTTCTTAGAAATAATTTTTCAGGCTCGCCACCAATTCTTTGACTGGAAATTGGAAACCAGGCGGAGAAAAATTCCCCATCCGCACCAACGGCATTTTAGAGATGACGTAAACTCATAGGGGTCATAATTGACTCCACCACTTGATTTTTAGAAAATCAAGAAAACAAATCTATCAGTTTCGCAATTTCGTTTATGGAAAAAAATCCACATAGCACTAAAACGTCGTAAAGTTTAAGTTTAATTGCAAAAGGTATTGATAGAATACCACCAACACACTTGATAAGTAATCCATAACGAAAGTCTCCCCATAACATGATTTGATAACCAACTATGAGGAGAATATTGCCTATGTATCTTAGTAGACTAGATTTAGGCATTGGGTTGCTCCCGACCAGGGTTTTTATAGTCTCTCCATGACTTACACTAGAACACCTGCGTCCATAAGATCATATTCTACATTGTCAAGGATTACGTTGTAATCTTTTTCCGCATCGTCATAGAAGTATACGTTGCGAGATTTGTAGTATTTATAAAGCTTTTCGTAAAGTTTAGGATACTCTTCATCAAGATAAACAGTTCCTTCGACGGCAGCAGTAAGTTTTTTGATGTCCGTCTTGAACTTAGAAAAAAATGGACTGCGAGACATTTGTTGTTGAATGTTTACTGTTCTAGTATAGGATAAATGCCTTGGTATGTCAAGGCAATCGGGGTGACAGGATTCGAACCTGCGACATCTCGCTCCCAAAGCGAGTGCTCTACCAAACTGAGCTACACCCCGTGGTGGAGAATAGCGGACTCGAACCGCTGACAGCCTGCTTGCAAAGCAGGTGCTCTACCAACTGAGCTAATTCCCCAAGGCGGAAGCGGTTGGATTCGAACCAACGGTGCTACTAACACGGCAGTTTTCAAGACTGCTGCCATAAACCACTCGGCCACGCTTCCATTCATTATCATCCCAATGTCTTACAACGCCTGCAATAATAAATGCATTAGTCATAAAATATGTAGTGAAGATAATAGTGCGGATGATTGCAATATAATCTGCTTCATGATTTTTATCAGAAGATTTCTCACCTAATGCTTTGCACCAAAGTCTCCACATCAACGGATTTCAAATTCAAGTTTTTTAATTTTTCTTTGACGCCTTGCTTCTTGAAAAGCAAGATCATCTTGACTTAGTATACCAGTTTGCTTTTGCTTTGTCAAGCCTTCTGTGACAACGATTTGAGAAAGATCTACTGCTGAAATCTTGTCACCATAAATCGTTGCCTGATTTGGGCATCCGCAACTGCTTCGCTTTGACGAGCTCTTCAACTCCTTCCCGCAGCACTTGCAACGTATCGTTAATGTGTTTGAGTTCATTTCTAATATCGTCTAACTCTTCATGAATATCTTGATGATGAAACCTCAAGGGTTTTTGAATAATCTTTTTAAGTTTCGATGGTTTCATTTCAAATTTGCTTTTTGTTATTTAGGGTTTCAAAAAATTGTTTGCTTACTATCCTAGCATTATATCCTGGATAAAATCTATTCATTATTGCTTTAATACCCATTGCAGTTATAGCACTATCGCAAAGGATGGAAACCATTTTTGTATCACAATCCACTACGTGTGGAAGAGGAAATTTATCTTTCATAGGTCTATCTAAACATGGGCGATACTAGGATCGAACTAGTGACATCCTGCTTGTAAGGCAGGCGCTCTACCGCTGAGCTAATCGCCCTGGAGCGAAATATCGGATTCGAACCGATGACATTCAGCTTGGAAGGCTGACGTTCTACCACTGAACTAATTTCGCAAGGTGTCGGTGAAAGGACTTGAACCTTCACAGAATACTCTACTGGAACCTAAACCCAGCGCGTCTACCAATTCCGCCACAC